GACGTTAACAGACGTAGGGACAAGATTTCTAGGCGTTACGCTCGTGAACTCACGGAAGAAATCTACAAGGCTAACCTAAAGTATATAAAGGGGGCCGACCTAAGTAACCTAGAGAACGTCATTTACCCCATAAACTACCCTTCTACTGATGTAGAGAAGCTAGTTGAAGACCTTTATTTTGATGCTGGCTATTTGTTCTCTGACCAGTTCGTTAAGGACTTTGCACAAGGCAAGTTTAAGAGTGATCTAAGCGAGGGTATCCCAAAGGTGCAATGGAAGACCGAGGCTATTGGGAAATACTTTCGGAGTAACCTAAACCAAATAAAGACCATTAGCCTAACTTCTGAGATTGGGGCGCAAAGGCTACTTAATTCGGTTGTCTACGATGCTATACAAGACGGAAAGGGGATAAGGGCGGTAACCGATGCACTCAAGAACGATAAGTTTCTAAGGAACCTGAAGAGAACTTCACGCTTCCAAGCCGAAAGAATAGCCCGAACTGAAACCCTTTCTGCCGCTTCTTACGGTGAATATCTAGGCTCACAAGAGTTATTTCAGAAGTACGGGGTTACAATGGGTAAGTATTGGATTGCTAAGAAGGATGCTAGAACCCGTAATTCTCACAACGAGATGAAACGGAGCGAAACCATAGGAGCAGAAGAGGATTTTGAGGTTGGCGGCTCTAAAATGCAGTTTCCAGGTGACCGAAGAGGAGGCCCAAGCCAAGTAATCAATTGCCGTTGTGCGTTAGGTTGGCGAAGAATAGAAGAGGAAACACCAGCACCCCCACCACCACAAGCGAACATCCCAACGCCTATAATACCTGAAGATGTTAAGCCCACGGGCTTCGGTATATCCAAGGAGGTGACCGACTCACTAGATAAGGTGTTTAAGTGGTACAAGGCCAACGATATAAAAGTCCCCAAGCTAGATGAGAAGTTTTTGAAATTGCTATCCATACCCCCCAAGGGCGACAACATAAAGGGGGACTTGTTTGGTATAAACAACGTAACACACAAAGGTGCAACATCTTCTTATTCAGATTTTAGAGGTAGATTAAACATTACTGCCCCACGTAGAATAAGAAGAGCAACTCTCGAAAATGAGATAGTACTTTACCACGAGTACGGGCACGCTATACACAATAGGCAAAATATAATACGGGATTATTGGCACGGGAAAACCCCTGACAACAACTTTAAGAAGCTTTTTTTTGAATTAAGGGCTAAAGGGTATAAAAACGGAAGAACAAAGGTTCAGCGTGAGGCATTCCAAAAAATAAAGTCTGAATATCGGGTCAACGAAAATAAATTTAATCAAGCCCAACGTAAATGGTTTAATGGGGAGGCTGAAAAATATGCTTCAGAGGGTGCCTTTTATGAAAAAGAACTTGGATTAAAAAAAGGCTCTTTAGAGGGAATGAATCATTATGGCGTGAGTGGTTTGTTTACTAGTTATGCAGACACAATTCAAGCCCTAAGTGATGCCGAGATTGGTTTCGGTCACGGTAAATCATATATGAAAAAAGAGTATTTAGCACAAGCGGAGTTTTTCGCTCATTGCATGGAGAATAGATTTTCAGGGAACCCAATTTTTGAGCAGTTGGATAAGTCACTTTTTGACAAAATGGTTAAGGTGACTAACGAATTATTAGAACAAAATGGAATCTAACCCAATAGATGACTATATAAAGAAGTACGGTGAAAGGGCTTACGAATTAGTTGGCCCCCATCGTTATGACTTTGAGTTACTGGCTAAGTCCGTTAAACTAGGTAAGCCGCTCGTGATAGTAGAGAATAAAGAGATTCCAGCAGTTTATGACGGGGACTATTGGGCGTTAAGATCAAAAGAGCAGTTCGCCAAGACCTACGGCTTTTACCCAAAGGGGCAAGACTCAACAGAATTATCTTAGAGCCTATGTTTAAACCAACTCAGGAAATCATTGACAAGGCCCAAGGGGTTTTAGATTATGTCGCTGAAAATGGTTGGGGGACGTGTGGGACGGACGTAGGGAAGCAAAGAGCAAACGACCTAGCCAAGGGCCGTGAATTGTCCTTAGATGTCGTGAAGAGAGTTTATAGCTACCTAGCTAGGGCTTCTGAGTATTATGACGGGGGAAGCTATGAGAAGTGTGGAAATTTGATGTATGACGCTTGGGGCGGTAAGCCAGCTTATTACTGGTCTAAAAAGATTGTGCAAGAAAACAAGAGTATGGATAAAGTATACACAACCAAGAACACGAGCCTAGAGTTAAAGGACGTGGACACCGAAAAGGGAACCGTTGCTGGCTACTTCTCAGCCTTTGACAACATTGATTCCCACGGGGACATAATGCGAAGAGGCTCTTACGCTAAGAGTATTCAGGAGAACGGGCCAATGGGTAAAGGTAGAATTGGGCACTTATATATGCACGACCCTTTAAATCCAATTGGTAAGATTACGGAACTGAAGGAAGATGACTTCGGCCTTTATTTTGAGTCCAAGATGTCTAAGCGGCCTTTTGCTCAAGATGTTTTGACGATGTACCAAGAGGGTATAATTAAAGAGCATTCAGTAGGTTTCGTTCCGCTCGTGTTCTCTGAAATAAGAGATGTCAACAATAAGCTAAAGGGCTATGAAATCACAGAAACCAAACTAAGGGAAGGTTCTAGCGTGGTCTTTGGTGCTAACGAAAACACTCCCTTTGTTGGAATGAAGAGCCTTGAAGAGATAGAGGGCAGAATGGAAGTATTAGAGTCCTTTATTAAAGGGGCTAATGTTACTGATACTACATTTGTTACCATTGAGAACGAACTTTCGCAGTTGAAAGCGTTGATTAATACACTCGTGACTGAGGGGCCGTCTAAGGACACTCCGAATAACGAGCCGTTGAACGTCTTAGAATTGTGGAACTCAATTAATGTTTAATAATTCCTAAAAAGAAAATGGAAGAGATCAAAACACAGTTGGAGGCCATCAAAAAAGACTTGGATGGTGCTATCAACGCTGGTGCGGAAGCATCAAAAGAATACACTCAGGAAAAGCTAAACGCTTTCAACGAGGTACTAGAGAAGTCTAACGCTTCTATTGCTAACCTGGAGGCTCGTGTGAACGAACTCAAGGCTAACGGTATGGAGGATAAGGAGGCAGTCGCTAAGACTACTCAGGAGGCTCTTATGAATGCTATGGACTCTGACGGGTTCCGTTCTTTCGTAAAGGGTGAGTCTAGCCGTTTCAACATCGAAGACCTTAAGGTTAAGGGCGTGGATATGCCTACCGCTGGTCAGACTACTCAAGTTGTTGACAACGCTTATTTGCCTATCCTTCCTGAAGTTGAGCGCAAGTTTCGTGTAAGAAATGCACTCCGTCAAGGTTCTATGTCAGGTGATGCAGTTCAGTTCCCCGACATTAGCGCATCTACTGATTCCGCTGGTGTAGTAGCTGAAGGTTCTGCAAAGCAACAAGTCGATAAGACTTTCGCTCTTCAGACGTACAACGCTCAGACTATCGCTGGTTATATGCGTCTTTCTAACCAAATGCTGGCTGACTTCCAAGGGATCACTTCTTACCTTGCGTATGAACTCCCACGTCAGATTTACAACGCTGAAGATGTTCAGTTGTTGACTGGTAACGGAACGGCTCCCAACCTCTATGGTCTGTCTAACGGTGCTTTGACTGATGCTGACTTGGTGGGTACTTCCTTTGAGGATGCTATCGCCTCAGGTCTTGCTACTAAGTACGATTGTATTTTGGCGGCTATCGGTCTTCTGAAGTCTAGCGACTACGCTCCTGACGCTATTATGATGAATCCTAGCGACCTGGTTCAGTTGGCTTACGCTCGTGACACGAACGGCCAGTATACTGCTCCCGTGATCTTCGTTGACAACACGCCTACTATCTATGGCCTCCCAATTCAGGAGTCTTCTGCCGTAGCTAGCGACACGTTCTATGTGATGGATTCACAGAATGTCGGTCAGTTGTTCCAGCGTGAGGGAGTTTCTGTAAGGTTCTTCGAGCAAGACGGCACTAACGTAACCACTAACGAGACTACTGTCCGTGGGGAGATGCGTGAGGCTTTTGCTAAGTTCCATTCAGACGCTTGCTTCGTTGACACGTTCACGAATGTGATTTCAGTAATTCAAGCTTAATTAGTTTGATTCTGTTTAAAGGGGCCTTCGGGCCTCTTTTTTTTTGATTTAGAAATTTTGTTTATCTTAGCCGCATAGGTTTTTAGGTTTTGATTAAGGGGGCTTCGGCCCCTTTTTTATTGCCCTAAAAAAATATTTTGGTGGTTTAAGAATTCTGTTTATCTTAGCGGTATAATAAAACAACAACAATGAACCACACAATACAAATCTTAGGCTTCACAGAGGAAAGAACAACTTGCGACCGTTGTGGACGCTCTGAACTTAAAGGAACCTACACAATTGACGTTGAAGGCGTAGAGTTAAACCTAGGTAGCTCTTGTATTGCTAAGCGTTTTGAGATGACTGAAAAGGAGGTTCGCAACTTTGTCAGTTCTGAGAAGAAAAGACTTGAGTCAGAATATCAGTCTAAGAGGAATGCTATTGAGAACGAGATGAACGAGGCTCTTGAGGGTGTTGACTTTTGGGAAGATTATGATAAGTTCTGTCAGATTGAAAAGCCGTTTAAGAAAAGACTTGAGGCCCTTAAAAAGCCATTCTAAGCAAATAACTAAGCCCTTCGGGGCTTTTCTCTTTTAGGGGCACACGCCCCTTTTTTTATAGGTCTTACGCTCGTGGTCGTATTTTAGAGGTATGAGAACACGCACTAAGATAACCAGCACTTCAGCCCAAACGGGGGTAACATCAGCCGAACTAAAGCTATTCGCTAGAATCCCTGACATAGCTGGGGAAACCAACTTACTTTCTGCCCTATTGTCTTCCGCTCGTGAATATGTTATGCGTTACACGGGTTATGCCTTCGACCAGGTTATTGGAGTCAAGGTAGTAGTAACAGACTTCACGGACGAGATAAACAACTCTAAACTTCACCTTGAACTGCCTATTGCTCTAATGGATGGGTCTTACTCTAGTGTCGTGGTAACGGGCTACGATGAGAACGGGGATACCACAACGCTAACGAGTAGAACTAGGGGAGATGATACGCTCGTGGTCAGTTCGGTCGATACAGGCTATGAAGAGATAGAAGTTACCTATACGGCAACACCATCCATTTTACCCGATGCTATCCAACAAGCTATCTTGTTAATTGCCGCTGAACTCTACGATGAAAGGAAGGTAACCATTAAGGGAACGATCACTTCAGAAACTGAATTCACGGTTAAAAACCTTTTGTCAGGGTATAGGAGATTCACCTCTTTTTATGCTTAACTTTAAATAGGTAAGGATGAGAGAGTTAATAATTCTGTACACGGAAACCAACACCACGGACGAGATAGGGGGCTTCACAACCGCTTTAACGCAACTTAGAGAGCAGTACGCAGACGTTCGGGTTGAATCCACGGGGTACACCCAACAGAACCCAAATGCGTCTAGAAACGCTTCTATTGTCGTTACAATGCGTGACGCTACTGATTATAGTTCTAGTGTTACCACCACGGGGAGTGAGTCGATTAAGGCTATTTCTTGGAGGGGCACAACGTACCGAGTAGAAAGCTTCCCCACACCTGATCTAACTGGGATGGTCACCTTTACCGCTACAAGTGTTTAGGGTTGAGGTAGAAGATAAGCGGCTACTAGCGAAGGTCAGGAAGGCCAAGCAAGAGGTGTATAGGGAGGTTATGGGCGAACTACTCATCGGGGCCAAGGAGATTCAATCCAACGCTAGGGAGATTGTCCCCGTGGATAATGGCCAGCTTCAGGACTCAATCGTAACCGACCCCGTAGAAGACGGCTTCAAGGTTGGTACTAATTCCGATTATCGCAATTACATAGAGTTCGGCAAGCCAACGGGAACGGGGCCAAATGGAGGGCCAAGACCTTATCTAAGACCAGCATTCCATAACAACAAGGAGAACATAAGGAGAAGGGTAATAGCACTAATAAGAAAGCTACTATGAAGATTGAAGAATTCATTTGGACGAATAGGGCATTTATAGAATACGGCAAGCTAAGAGGCTTAGAAACCTTCGAACAGACAATGGCTGACCTATTTGAGATAGTAGCACTATTCACGGGCCATAGGGAGAACGGTGATGAACTCAAACTTGAAGACTGGGAGCGTATCGCTTCCTTTATGTACTCATCTCACCTAGCTTACAAGAAGTCCGTTAAGAAGCCCTTAGAGGTCACAGAAGATGATTTCTTGGAAACCGCTAAGACCAACCCCGAACTAATGGGCAACGCCCTTAAAGAGTTCTTGGAATCCTTACCCAAGGTTGAGAACAAGGAAGGGGGAAAGGAGGTAGCGGACTAACCTTCGACAAGGCTGAAGCCCTTTGGTGTGGTGACCTGGCTTTGCCGTTAGAACGCTTCTATAATACCACATTCAAAGAGTTCATCTATCGTCTAGAGGGAGTCAATAGGCGTATGGCTAGGGAAGATGATCGCTGGCGGAATATGATGGCTGCACTTATTAACCCACACGTCAAGAAGCCCGTTAAAGCCAAGGACATCCTAGAGATACCACTTATTGACGGTGACCCCAAGAAACCAGCTATTTCTTTCGAGGAACAAGCCAAGGTATTAGAAGCGTGGAATAAGGGGCGAGAGTCCTAAAACTACTTTTGTCGTATGACCGTAGAAGAACTAAACGTAAAGGTAACCGCTGACATCTCCGACCTCAAGAGGGACTTAGCGAGAATGGAAGGGGCCGTTAAGGGAAGTGCTCAGAAGTCGGAAACGGCTATGAGTGCTGGAATGAAAAAGATCGGGGGAGCGATTGCAGCGGCTTTCTCAGTTCAGGCAATAATCGGTTTCTCTAGGGCAGTCATTGAGGTACGCTCTGAGTTTGAGAAGTTCGAAGCGGTTCTTACTAATACCCTTGGTTCTAGTGGTGCGGCTAAGTTGGCCTTGTTGGACATTAAGGATATGGCGGCTAGAACGCCCTTTAGTGTCGCTGAGTTGTCGGGTGCTTTTGTCAAGCTTACTAACTACGGCCTCAAGCCCTCTATGGAGTCAATGCGCCAATATGGTGATCTGGCTAGTTCCGTGGGTCAAGGGTTTGATCAGTTAGCAGAAGCAGTCGCAGATGCAACAACGGGGGAATTCGAACGCCTCAAGGCCTTCGGCATTAAAGCCTCCAAGGAAGGGGACAAGGTTACATTCACCTTTAAGGAGCAAGCCACAACGGTAGACTTCACGACTAAGGCCATTGAGAACTACGTTAAGGGTCTAGGAAACCTTGAGGGGGTTAGCGGTTCAATGGCTGCAATCTCTGAAACTCTAGGGGGTAAGGTGTCTAACCTCGGGGACAAGTGGGATAGCCTTCTTAATACAATTGGTAATACAGATGCTTGGGGAGATGCTATTGACGCAATGGGTGACGCTACTAGCTTCCTTGAGGACTTTATTAAAGTGTCTAAAGACCTTGACGAAAAAAGTGGGGCTTATGGGGCTGGGAAGTACAAGGGTGGGGAAGCACCTGGAATAGGTGCGCTAATAGGCTTCTTTGAGAGAGGTGCAAAAAGGATAAGCGAAGCGGCTGACAACATTGAGAGGGATGCTAAGAAGGCGGCTGAAGCATTAGCTAGGGGTCAGTCTATGGCTATGGAAAGAAGAGCCGCTGGTCTTCCAGGTGTCGGGCCATTACCCCAAGGCACTAAATTACCCCCCGTATTCGGCCCCACGGGTGAGCCGTGGAAGAAAGTTGGGAAGTCCGCTGACGAACTAGCCAAGGAACTAGCCAAAGCAACCGAGGAAGCCTCTAAGCTGAGAAGGGCTAGAATGGAGGAATTGGGACTTCAAAGGAGTATGCGACAAGCCACCCAATTAGGCCAAAGGCAGATGGGTACTTTTAACCTACGTCTTCGGGGGCAAATGGATACGGGTGGGTTTGTTCGCCCTAGAATTACGGGGCCTGAGATTCAATACGAAGACACTTCCAACCTTGTCCTATCACAACTCCAAGAACGGACGTTTGAGGCAGATGAAGCAATGTTCGACTTCGGCAGTTCGGCTGGTATCCTTTCTCAAAGCTTGGTAGCAGCGGCAGAAAATACCGAGGCGGCTTCAGACATCTTCGCTAATGCTATTGGGGCTATCGTTAGTGAACTCCTGACGCAAGCGTTAGCAACTAAGATGGGTTCATTTGCTGGGCCATTAGGCGGCTTAGTGGGAGGCTTCTTGACTTTAGGGCTTAAAGGGGCAGATATGGAAACCTCAAGGGTTAGAACTCAGAATAGCACCGCTAGATTCAACTAAATGGCTTTAATCTCAGACGTACGAATTAGGGCAAAGGTAAAATTTGACTCTACCGTTTTAGAAGATACCTACGAAATGCACCTAATAGATGCGGACTACGACAACACAACAGACGGTGACCCACTAGAGTTAGAAGCTGATAGGGATGGGTTTACGCTTGAATGGAGGGGTTCGGATGAAATACAGACCGTTCTAGGGTCTAAGTGTTCCTTCGGGTTTATGGTCACCGACAACGACACGGAAACCCTAGCTAGTGATCTATTAAGCCTACAAGAAGACCGATTCGGACTAAGGTTATACAAGGACTCAGAACTATACTGGTTCGGTATGATCTATCAGGACGAGATGAATATTGACCTTATCCATAAGCCCTACTTGGTTAGGGTGTCCGCTATGGATGGGCTAGGGGCATTAAATACAATCTCTCAGGGCTTCCCTGACGCTGGCCCCGAAACGGGCTTCAACTACGATGCTGGGAACTTTGCAACGGTTCTAATCCATATGCTGAAGCAACTAGACAAGCTAGACTTAGGGGCCTCAGATAAGTTCCTTACCTCTTCGGTTGCTTTGCATAGTGACGGTCATAGGACGTATACCGCAGAGTTCGACACATTAGCAGAAACTAGGATAGCCTTTTGGGTTCCCTTGTTCTTTAAGTCGCTAACGGCTGGAATGGGGCAATATACCTATTACAATACTAGCGGTTATATAGGTGGGCTGAATGGAGGCTTGAACGCATTTTACCGAACCAACCTATTCGAAGGCAGACCTTGGAAGGAAGTCGTTGAGCGTATTCTAAAGCCGTTCTTCTGTCAGATTAAGATGGTTGACGGGGCTTATGACATTACACCAATAAACAAGTACAAGTCTATTGGATCACAAGCAACACGGGTATTTGAAAGGGACTACGAAATTAGTCTAACTGATGACCCCACCACGGCCCTTAACTATAGCACCACGACAAGGACACTAGCTAGAGCCTTCGGGAGTTCTACTAACAAGCTTAATGGCCTAACAATGAACTTCAAGCCAGCGGTTGAAACCGTGGTAGTTCAAGAGAACTTTGAGGACAATGTTAACCAGCCTAGCGTTCTACTAAGCGACAATTCAGATAGCACGACATTCACCACGGATGAAACGGGTATCTTCTCCCTTCGCCTTACACCTGGTGTATATCGGTTCGAAAACTTGCTTGCTAGTACTCAAGAGGTATGGGCAGAACTGAGAATAGTAATAACAACGACATACAACTCACAAACGTACTATTGGGGGCCTCAAAGACATATGAGCGGTTCTAGCCACTTTGGTCAGCCCTTGCAGTATATGAATAGCTGGAGTACGTCAGAGCGTTGGATTACCGTTAGCCAAACGAATTACTTCAACACCCTTAAAACGGGAACGCACATATACCCACACCACGGGACGGCTAGGGGCGTGTTAGGTGCTAGTGAGTTGAATGTTATTCAGTCCTTCCCAAAAAATAGCTATTACGGACGCAATAGGTACGTTATGGATTGGCTTAACCCAAGCTATCCCGACCCCACGGTTATAGGTCAGCACCCTTCAGGTGGTCAAGGCTCTATAACGGTCAAGGTTGAACACCTAGCTTTGAATAAGTCCGACAACACCGAAAACACGGACGTAGACACCGAAACCGCTTTAACTGCCGCTGAACTTACTGCCGCTGGTATCTCTACCGCAGAGCAAGGGACAAGGGTGGAGATAATGTCTACGGTTGGCGTCAACAACTTGTTGCACTCACTTTCTACGGGTCAAGACAAGTCCACTATTAGCGTTCTAGACCTTGGGGACATATTCCTAACAGATCAAAGGGGGAACGTACCTTCTAACACTTCTTTTCAATGCTGGGACGGGACGGACTGGAATAACCCTTCTTTAGATTGGGCAGAGGGTGGGACAACTCCTGACGGGCCATTGGTTCGCTTTATGCTTCGCAACTTCGCCACCATATACCAAAAGCCCGTAAAACAGCCCGATATGTCCTACATCGGAGAACTAAACTACCAAGGGCTTGTCGTTCCTTCGTCAGCACCCTTCCCAATAGGAGCCACGGGAACAACGTACTACTTCCCCACTAGGTCTAAGTTCATTGGTCGGGATGACGTTTGGGAGCAGACCTGGATAGAACTAGACGCAAACGAGAACACGGATGACATTACAACCATAGGACAACTAAGAGGCCCCGACCTTATGGCCGACAACACGAATGCAGAAGGTGGGCTAATTGGTGACCTACCAGCTATCGACTCAACAGACGAAGGACTATTCCCACAAACTGGCCAACCAGGATGACGATAACAAAACCCACCCCCGACATTATTAAGGTTCTAGCGATCATTAGCCTTATTTGTCTAGTAGCCTTAACGTCTTGTTCTGCAAGCTTCCACCTAAGAAGAGCAATACAGAAAGACCCGACCATTATCCAACCCGAAATAGTTCAGGTGGTGGACACGGTTATTATTACGCCCTTAGAACGCACAGAAACGACTTTCGTGGCTCTCCCTATAGATACCATTACAATCGAGAAAGAACGCCTTAGAATTAAGATTAGACGCATTCACGACACTT